TAATAAGAAGCTGGACAACATTGAAAAGATTTCTTACCATCAGACTCAAACTTAAGATATCCTTGCAAAGGATAATGACAAGGCATATAATACCTACGGTTACAAAACCAAAAAAAAAAAACTCCAAAACCACGGCTCTAACCCGTGGTTTTTTCATTAAAGACGAAAACCACCACGCATCGGCTCATTATGAACATTCAAAGGATGAATGTACTGAGCAACACGAGAAAACTGACGTCTAGAATGATGTTTAGACATCTTATGACGACCTCTCATAAATCCTCCTTCCAATTCAACAAAATAATATTAATCAAACGGCGACATTCGCGCCTATGCTCTAAAACATCAAAAAATAAATCTAACTGTAAAGGCTTCACACAAAACTCATAAAAATTCTTAAAAGTCTGTCACCTGGCACATTTACATCAAGAGACTCAATGTGCCAGGCTCCAAACCGCATCTTACGATGCTACGGCTTTAGGTTCCTCAACGACTGGCTTAGCCAAACCTAAAGCCCTAATCTCCTCAAGGTTCTTAGGATCCTGCATAAAATCCAAGAACCCAGCAGTATCATGCTGAAAACGAGCACGCAACTTAGCGGGCAAACGCATAAAAGCTTTCTCAGCCCGCAAAACAATATCACGACTAGTCCTAAAATCAGGAACATTCGCAAAATCACCATACTCACCACCAGCAGCGCCTTGCGCTTGCTGAATAGCTAAACGACCTTCAGGCGTCTTAGCAAAACGCTTAACAACCTTACCTAAATCACACTCATCCCTAAACTCTTGACGAGTAAGGGAAGGCTTATTAAAAAACTTCTGAACACGAGGACGACCACGCCCTAAATCATCAACACGATCATCATTCATAAAAAACTCCAAAATTAACGTTTAAAAATAGCTCTAGAAGCAATACCCATCAAACCACCGAGAGACTCTAAAGCTTTCAAATAAGGCCCAGCAGGGCTGGAAAAAAGCTTAGCAGCAGCCTGATGCTCAGGCAAATCAGCTTTTAACAAAGCAGTCATAGCCTTATTTTGATCAACCATAGCATGAACAGAAGCAGCTTGAAGAGCTGAAGAAACACCAGCTCCAAGCTTATTCTTCATATCGGCGGTAGAACCGCCAGCCATAGAACCAGGGGGGGAGGATGCCCCACCCTGCATATAAGCCAACATAGGATTCAAACCAGCTTTAGTCATATCCTGAACAGCCCTTTGATAGGCCGTAGAAGACATACGCTCCTGAAAACCCATCTGCTGAGCCATAGCCTCACGCTGAAAATCCATCTGCTCACGAGCCATCCGCTGATTAGCTCGATTAGCAGCACCAGAACCAGCAAAGCCGGCTATACCGGCTCCAATAGTACCAGCAGCACCGATCACAGCAGGAACAACCATAATTAAGCCTCCTTAAACTTCATAACCCATAAAATTAACTCATCAAGGCTATCAAAAGACCAAACCTTACCGTGTTTAACATCACGTATTTGCCACATAAAAACTCCTAAAAATGATCCACGAGACCAGGCACCGCAAATACAGGCATAGGTCTTGCACAATGATAAGAAAAGAAACCATCAAACAAGAAATCATAGCTAGTAGACACAGCCTTAATACGAGACATAGGCGCATCTTCTTCGATAAAATCTGAATTCAACGTTGGCAAACCACCAAAATCCTGCGCAAGATGCCAGCCATCCAAAGAGCCAGTAGCATTAGAGCGGAAAAGACCAGTGATAAGAGAAGGCTTATATCGATACTCAGCATAACGCTCCTGATAACCAAATATGTCATCATCCGCCGAACTACCTTGAGCATAAATTTCCTTATTCAAAACAGCCTGTTCACCTAAATGAGCAAATGGCGGCCAATAATAATCAGTAAATGTCTGACGAGACCACATTCTGTCAAGACCAGATTGATAATTAATATCTGCTCGAACCATCACTAAACCAATAACAACACCATGTTCGGTAGCAGAATAACTGAAACCATGAGACTCAGGAGCACAAGTACCAAACGCACCTAGCTGAGCTAGTGCATTAGAACCAGAAGTAGGAGCAGTCTGAGCAACAGGAGTAATAACAATAGGAGTAGAACCCCCCCCTATATACTCAGGACGCTGAAGACGCATATCCGGAGACACAACGTTAAAGAAATTTTTTATCACTTCGGTATAACGCGTTCCACCACGAGCCTGACGCTCATAAAACCTCTGCAATTGGAACGCAGTACGAACATCATTGACATCAGCAGCAGTAGCATCAGCCAAATCAGCAAAAATCTCAGGAATAGCAGTCGCACCAGAAGCAGCACTCATATCCACATACAAACCAGCTGAATTAGTACCAAAAGCAAAATCATAAGTCCTAGTACCACCATCAGACTCCTTAACAGAAGCAACAGAAGCATACGTACCACCATTTGCCGGCGCGCCAATACCAATGACAGGAGCAGTAGTACCTAAAGGCAATAAAACATCAGGCCCTTTCTGAGGGAAAGGAAGGCAAGATGTAAAATAATCATAACGCTTACCACGCTTCTGAAGAACATAATCACCATAAGTACCACCAGCATCACCTAAATCAACAGTCAAACTATCTTGCAAATCCTGAGACCTAAACCATTCATTCCAAATAAGATTATAAGCACGAAAATGCAAAGCATTAAATGTCAAACCTGCAACAGCAGTAGGAATACCAAAATAATCACCAAGCTCACCTTCCTGAACACCAGTCATAGCCGGAGCAGTCAACTGAGGAATAGTAAAATCAGTAGAATCACCTGGATCGACTTGAAAACCACAAAACTTCTCCCAATTAGACCAAACAAGACGATTGGGAACGAAAAAGAAAAAGGTTTCCAAATACAAATTATCCATAATAGGAAAAAGCAAAGTAGAAATACGAGCAAATGCATGCATACGCAAAGCAAAAGTATCACCTGGCAACATCTCATCGGCTAAAATAGGAATCAAATAACCTTCATTAAAAGTAGTCTTAACTCCAAAAGAACGATCAAACTTAGATCGCGGAATCTCAACCTGGGGCGTACGAGCAAAAGAATGCTGAGCCCGAGAAGATACAGTAGGTACAGAACCTCTCAACATAAAAACTCCTTAAAAAAATCCTCCCACGGGAGGATAAAAATTAACGAACTTCCAAACTAATAAAATAAAATCTAAAATACAACCAATAAAAAAGAACTTCCTAACCTGGAGGGGATAACCCCTCCAGCCCACCCTTCAATTAGAAGGGTTAACAAACTCAATAGCAACACCGACACGTTCGGGAGTTGCATACAAATCAAACTTAGCAGTAGCATCATCAAAAGAACCTAGCTCGAAAAGCGTATAATCACTAGGATGCTTAGCAAACTCAGTGTCAGGCTTATTAACAGCTTCAATAAACGACCTCAAAATCTCACCCTTAGCACGAGCAAAAAGAGGTGTACGCCAAGCCTGAACAGCAGAATCATAAATACTAAAAACACGAAAAATCATAAAAACTCCTAAAATAAAAATTAAAGATACGACTTACGAATCTCAACGATTCGCTTAAAAATAACGGAACACCAATCGGGATCCGAACAAAGATCAGGAACAAGCTCTACAGCTTTCAAAACCTGATCAACATCTTCAGCAAAGCGAAACTTCCAAGCATGACGCTTACGATAACGACTTTGCTTCTCAATATTACGCTTACGCAATTCATCAAGTTCCATATTTCTCCAAATCACGAACTAACAAACGAATACGAGCATCCATACACTTCTCCTTAACACGAAGCCTTTGATAAGTATTATCATCGGCATCTTCAAGAGAATCTAAAAGACGCTTCTCCTTGGCAAATGCAAAACCTTGGGGATCAAAACGTTCCCACAATTTATCATAATACCGAGGCAACTTACAGGGCACACCACGAATAACAGCACAATCGTGAGGTATAAAATCCGTCAACATATGCCGTTCAAACCAATCTGCACCTAAACCAGGCTTAAGCGAATAAACAGGAAACTCAGGCAAAATACCACGATAATGATCATCAGCCTTATCACCTGTAACCTTCTTAGTACAATAACGAGCTACATAAGCAGCAGTCTCAAAAGAAAAATCACCAATTACAGCATGTCCAATATTATCACGATCCAAAGACCACAAAGAATCGAGAAGCTTAGAATTATAATACTTAAATCCATTCTTCATCTTCCAAAACTTACGATCAGGAAAGCTACAATTAAACAAGCACAAATGATAATGAGGTCTTCCGGCATCGTCACCATACTCACCACAACCTAATACACGTATTCTATCAAACATGTAGAATTTACGACAACCATAATCATTGGTTACGCTAAAACCACGAGAAAACTTCTCACGCAAACGCTTCATAAAATCCTGCAAATGCTTACGCACCAAACTATAACGACCATTAATCTTAGGACAACAACGAGCAATCATCTCATCAGAAAAAGTCAACGTAACAAAACAAGAATCAAAATACAACTTAGACTCATGAACAGCTCTTAAAGCAACTTGACGTGACCGTTCAAGACGACAAGCCATACAACGACCACAAGGAACAGCTAAAGCATGCTCAACATCTAAACTAGTAGTAGTACCATTAACAAAAGCATAATAAGAAGCTGGACAACATTGAAAAGATTTCTTACCATCAGACTCAAACTTAAGATATCCTTGCAAAGGATAATGACAAGGCATATAATACCTACGGTTACAAAACCAAAAAAAAAAAA